TACAAATAGAACATAGCTTGGACGCGTCGCGTATGTTCTTAAGAGGTAGGGGTTTTTCTAGTTTAAATATTTGGGATAACAACCTAATTTTCCTAGAAATCTCGAGAATCGAGAATTTGAGTGGTATGCCTTAACTTCCTGCAACAAAAACTCAGTATCTTTCGCATCGGTTACCTTCTGGATAGTGACAAAATACCGATTCAACTCCTCCGCCGTGAGTTTCTGTGCTTGATTGTTTAGCTTAAATCTACCAACATCCCATTTTGCAGCCATTTTGGTCATATGAGCCAATTTGGCCGCTCTATTTGGGTATGAATCATACTCAATCCTTCTAAGATAAGCATACAAATCATCGATGACTATTTCATCGGAAACAACCAAAAAATTACTTTTCGATTGATCCTTATGTTTTGCTATTGATTCATGATGGTGGTTGAATTTCGCTTTGAAGTCGAAAAAACCTGGTGTCTTGAGTATCCTATAAAGCCCTCTACGTTTCCTAACTATTTTGGGGATTTCTAAGCTTGCGCTAGAACCCACCTCCACAACAGTATCTGCTTTATGGTTACTCGCAGCAACTTGAATTGCTGTCTCTACTGATTTAATCTCCTTCGCAACCAATTTCTTTTCCAAAATTAAGTCGGAATCAACCTTTTCAGGTGCACTTTTCTTAGGTGTTTCTGAAAAAATCACGTCTAGTTCTTGTGCGGACAAATTATTGTACAACGCTAAGACTTGATCTTTCAGTTCACACCCACACGCAGACGGGAACCCATAGTTCTTCTTGCCACAAGGACAATCATAAACAGTGGGCAACTTACTAGCCAAAAACCTTAATTGAAGAACTTCCCTGCTGGGCAGTTCACCTGTCAATAATTTAGCTAAATACTGCGTGTCGAATTTTTCTTGCTCCCGAATAGGCGGAATAACCAACTCGACTCGATCCTTTCTGTAGTTTCCACGGTAGCCTTTCTTATCATTCTTCCTAGCTCGATTATTTCTCTTACCGCCGGTATTACGTACAGAAACGTTACCGTTATTATCAACGCTAGGAGCGCTAATATTAATATGATCTTTATTAACATTATCGCTAG